CTTACTTTGCTCCCGATAATCGGTCGAGGTGCTTACCAAGACCACAGTTAATAACTTAATCAATTTGTTTTTTACAATGAAGAGAGAACCAAGCATTACAGAGCAGCAGGCTCGTGAAATCGTGGAAAAGATGGGACACAGGGAATCCTACACTCCCAAGTCGATGGATGACATCTACAGGCGTATCGGTCTGGAGCCTGATGAAGAGGAACAGCCCGGCAAGACCGTCACGGAAGAAACGGAGACCGCTATGGCGGAAGAACCGTCAAGTGTGGCGACCGAAGGAGCGGCAATACCGCAGAAGCGTGTCAGCAGCAAGCAGCGCAGGCTGTCGCTGGAGGAGTACCGCACCACCTATCTCCAAGTTCCCAAGATTGTCAACCGCAAGCCCGTGTTCGTCAGCGAGACGGTGCGTGACGAACTTGACAGGGTTGTCCGCTTCCTCGGAGGAAAGGGTATGAGCGCATCGGGGTTGATTGAAAACCTCGTCCGTCTGCACCTTGACACCTATCGGAACGACATCGAGCAGTGGCGCAAGCTCTGACGGAATTACAGAAAGTCGGTTGGGCTGGTGAATACACTTCATCGGCTTGACCGATTCCCAAGATGAGTCATTACACCCGGAAACAAATCCGACAGGCGGAGGATTTTTGTGTCCTCAAAGACACAGCAAGATATATTTTCAGTTACCCGAATAATTCTAAGTAACTGAAAATGCCTTCACCGCCGTGGGCAGAATTATCCTCCGCAGTCGGATAATTTCGGGGTTCATTAATCAAAGATTAAACAATGGACAAGCCATAAAATTGAAAGAATAAGAAGTATGAAAAAGAAGAGCAAGTACGGGAGAAATCCCAAGTTGAACCCGAAGACGCACTGCGTGATGGTGCGCTTCGACGATGTGGAATGGAACAGGTTTCTGACGATGTACGAGGAATCCAACGTGTACGCGAAAGCCGTCTTTCTCAAGGCGCACTTCTTCGGGCAGAAGTTCAAGGTGCTGAAAGTGGACAAGACGTTGGTGGACTACTACACCAAGCTGTCGGATTTCCATGCCCAGTTCCGCTGCATCGGCACGAACTACAATCAGGTCGTTAAAGAGCTACGCATCCACTTCTCAGAGAAGAAGGCGATGGCGTTGCTCTACAAGCTGGAGAAGTGTACCATCGACCTTATAAAGCTGAGCCGGGAGATTGTCGAGCTTTCAAGGGTGATGGAAGCTAAGTGGCAACAACAGCCACAGCAATATGACAGCCGCTAACTTGCGACACCGTTAAACAAGTATCGAAACATTAAAAACCGCATCGGAATGGGATAGTCATTCCGATGCGGTGATACACAAAATATGATTCTATTTTACTTTCCCGGTCAGCCATTCTTTAGCCATTTTTGTCAACCTGTATTGCTGCTTTGGATGCTTCGGTTGGTTGGGATAAAGCCGTTCGATTAATCCTTCTTCTAATGCAGGAGTAATATAGCTCTCACGGAAATACTTTAAGTCTTTAATATCACATACATCTGCCATATCTCTCATGGTCATATAAGAATCGCTCATTTTCTGAATGAGTAATTCCACTTGTGGGGTACTTAGGGGGTACTTGAGGGGTACTTAGGGGGTACTTGAGGGGTACTTAGGGGGTACTTGTCCTCTTTATCTGTTTGTGTTGTGCCGGATGTGAAATCAGGACGCTTGAAAGTGACAGTGATGAAGCCTCCATTGTCACACCATGTAGGTGCTTCCACGCCTTGTACTTTACAAGCATCCATAATGCGCCTTGCTCCGCTGCCCCAGTTTTCCAGATAGGTATGAATGATATTTACCTTAGAATCATATTTATTTTAAAAAATTATCACTACCTTTGCAGATATAGTCAATTTATTGCTATCCTCTAAAACAAAACAAGCATGGAAACAGAAAGAATAAATAGAATAAAAGTCGTATTGGTTGAACAAAACAGAACAGGGAAATGGTTGGCAGAACAACTTCAAAAGAATGAAGCTACCATTTCTCGTTGGTGTTCCAATACTTCACAACCATCATTAGAAATGCTTGTTAAGATTGCAACTGTTTTAAATGTAGAGCCTAAAGATCTAATAAATACTCTGAAAGACGCTTGATTATGGGAACAAATTTTTTCACCAATGAAAAAGAAAATACCCTTCTTGAAAAAATAGAAGGCGTTTTCAAGTATAAGAAAGTGCATTTCTTTGATGCACTTGTAGGGTATTTTAGAGCTTCCGGGTATTTTAGAATCAGGAAATTCATAACGCAGACTCCTAAGATTCGCTTTCTTGTTGGCATTAATGTGGATAAATTGACGTATGAAGCTAATCAACAAGGCTTGTTGTTCAATCCCAACGAAAAGCAAACACAGGAAGAATTCTTCAACGAAATAAAAAGCAATATCCAAGAAGCAAAATACGATAAAGAAGTTGAAGACGGAATGTGCCAGTTCATTGAAGACATAATGACTGGCAAAATAGTTATGCGCATACATCCCAAACAAAACATCCATGCCAAAATATACATATTTCGCGAAGAGGAGTACCACCCACACGGTTATGGTTCGGTGATTACTGGATCAAGCAATCTTACCGAGGCTGGACTTGAAAAGAATTTCGAGTTCAATGTAGAACTGCGCTACGATGATGATATTCTGTTTGCGACAGAAACATTTGAAAGATTGTGGAAAGAAGCAGTGGAGATTGATTTGACCCATATTGACAGAATAAAGAAAGAATCTTACCTGAATCCAGACTTCACACCTTACGAAGTTTATTTGAAATTATTATTAGAGTATTTCGGAAAGAGCATTGACTTTGACCCCAATTCTGTTTCCGACTTGCCTAAAGGTTACAAGAAACTGTCGTATCAGATAGATGCTGTGAACGATGGATACTCGAAGATGATGAAGTATAACGGCTTTTTTCTTTCTGACGTTGTAGGATTGGGGAAAACCATTGTATCGGCTCTCATTGCGAAAAAGTTCTTCTTCGCAAATGGTTTTCCGATGCACCGCTCTCATACATTGATTGTTGTTCCTCCTGCATTAAGAGACGGTTGGGAACGCACACTTGATGAGTTTAAGTTGGATAATTATACCATTGTGAATAATGGCAGTTTACATAAGATAAAGAATCCTGCCCTTTACGATTTGGTGATAGTGGATGAAGCGCACAAATTCAGAAGTGATACGGCATCTATGTACAACGAGCTTCAGAAGCTTTGCAAGACCCAATGCCGACACAGCGACGGAAGTGTTCACGACAAGAAAGTCATTCTTGTTTCGGCTACACCTTTGAACAACAAGCCAGAAGACATCGCCAACCTTGTCTATCTTTTTCAAGATTCCAAAGACAGCACTTTGGAAGAAGGTAACTTGCAACGTTTCTTCCGGGAACAAATTGACCAATACAAGAAACTCAAGCAGCAGAATGACATTGCAGATATATCACAGCAGATAAAAGTCATCTACGAGAAGATCCGTACAAAGGTTGTCGAACCATTGACTGTACGACGGACCCGTACAGACTTGATGGGGAATGATGCTTATCGGAAAGATTTGGAAGAACAAGGAGTTCATTTCCCTAATGTCAAGGCACCGCACAAGATTTACTATCAGCTGGAGGCAGAGTTAGAGGCTTTGTATGACAAAACAATCAAATACCTTAGTGACAAGGAAAGCGGACTTAAATATTATCGTTATCAGGCTATAAAGTATCTGAACGAGGACAAGAAAAAGAAGTACAAGAAAGCTGACATGATTTCTATGCAGTTGGCAAGCATTATGAAGACCTTGCTCGTAAAGAGAATAGACAGCAGTTTCTTTGCTTTCAAGCAATCGTTGCGCCGATACTTCGATGCCAACAAGGTTATGCTTGATATGTTTGAGAATGGAACAATTTACATCGCTCCAAATCTTAAAGTCAACGAGTATCTGCTCGAAGGCAAAGAAGAGGAACTTATAAAATTGATTGAAGAAGCGAAATATACCGACCCTACGATTGAGGTTTGTACGCCAGAAGACTTTGACGAGAATTTCAAGTCGGGACTTGAACACGATGACAAGTTGTTATCGGAACTGGTTTCTGACTGGAACAAAATAACATCAGACCCAAAACTGGAACTTTTCATCACCGATTATCTTAACGGAATCCTATTTGACAAGTCCATCAATCAGGAAGGAAAGCTTGTGGTATTCTCCGAAAGCAAGGAAACGACAAAATATCTTTCCGAGACGCTGAAAGGCAAAGGTTTTAACAGAATCTTGACTATCTACAGCGATAACCGCAACGACAAAATGCCGATTCTAGAAGCAAACTTCGATGCAAACTATAAAGGCGAAAAAAAGAACGATTACAACATAGTCATCTGCACCGAAGTATTGGCGGAAGGCGTAAACCTGCACCGAGCCAATGTGATTGTGAATTACGATACCCCTTGGAATTCAACAAGACTGATGCAACGTATCGGTCGTGTCAATCGTATTGGTAGCACAGCAAAAGAAGTTCACATCTTCAACTTTTTCCCTACGGCAAAAGTCAATGACGACATCGAACTGGAAAAAAAGGCAAAAATGAAGCTCTTTGCCTTCCACGCCGCTTTGGGAGAAGACAGCCAAATATATTCAACCGATGAGAACCCGGAAAGTTTTGGACTTTTCGACAAAAATGTTGATGAGGAACGAGACGAGAAGCTGCGTTATTTGATGTGGCTCAGACAACTCAAAGAAGAAAATCCGGAACTGATAAAACGTATCAACAAACTGCCAATGCGTGCGAGAGTAGGACGAAAAAACAAACTCATTCCCAAGAGTACCATCACCTTCATCCGTAACAAACGCAGAGACGCTTTCACTTTCATTCGTGAAGACGGAACCATTGAAGAACTCACATTCTTGGAGGCCGTAAAAGAATTTGAAGCGCGTTTGGAGGAAAAGTCGATTCCATTGCACGACAAGCACCATGAACAAGTTGCGAAAGCACTTGAAGTTTTCTCGGAAAAAGAAGAGAAAGATAAGGCGACAGTGAACAAAGTGAATCCGACACAAGGTCCAAACGAGAAAAAAGCGATTGCCTATCTTGATGGTTTCTTCAGCATTGCAAATATAACTGACGAAGAGCGCGATTTGATAGGAAAAGCGAAACGAGCCATAACGACAGGCAAGTTCCAACAATTGCAGCGCGACGTGAACAAACTCCGCAACGCAACAAAAAAGACACCGATAAATCCCGTCGTGTTGTTGGAGCAGTTAATGAAAATAATTACTGTCTATCCGCTTGAAAGCGTAAAGATGTATGACAACATCCAACAGACAGTAAATGTAAAACAAAAGAAAGAGTTGCACCCTGAGATTATTATCTCAGAAAGTTTCAACATTTAACAAAGCAGAGCAATGAACCAGACAGATTTGAAACATAAATTATCCGCACCGTTCGACTTCAACGAATGGAAAAACATTCTTGCCCAGATGTTCCCAAAGATTGACTATCTGGCAAAAGAAACGTCCGTTGATAATAATCTTGTAAAAAATGGAGGCCAAATTGGAGTGATACATTTAAATGATGGACGCTCATTAGGGTTATTCAAGTTTGAGGTTGCTGACAATATACATATTTCTCGTAACCGAAAAGGCTTACGAGAAATTGCGGCTAAATATGTTGACCAAGATATTATAAATGGAGCACTTGTCTTATATTATTCTGGTATCCAAACAGAATATCGTTTGACATTTGTTTCTAAACAAACAGTCTTTGATTCCGAAGGGAATTTAAGCATCAAAGAAACAGCTCCCAAAAGATATACTTTCTTGTTAGGCGAAAGTGAACCATGCACGACAGCTGCTAATCGATTGATAGAACTGATTAATAAGAATAAGAGAGGCTCAGTATATTTAGATGATGTAACGGAAGCATTCTCTGTTGAGCGTCTCAACAAAGATTTCTTTAATGGTTACAAAACTCAATACAAGAGATTTGTTGACACACTTACAAATACAAAACAACACCGTGATTATGTCAAGAAACTATTAGGTCGTTTGGTATTCTTGCAATTCTTGCAAAAGAAGGGTTGGATGGGTGTGCCTGCATCAAGCACCAAATGGGAAAATGGAGATAAAAATTATTTTGCCAAACTTGTAGAAAAATATCTTGATAACAATAGATTGTTAAGCGATGTTTTGGAGCCATTGTTCTTTGGCGTTTTAAATACCAAACCAGAGGAGCGTGAAGCATTATTTATAAAAAAAGGATGGAATATATCGCTTCTAACGGAGTTTGAGGGGATTCCATATCTTAACGGAGGTCTTTTTGAACCTGACAATATAGATAACCTAACCATTGATTTTCCATATTCCTACTTCAAGGAATTAATGGACTTCTTCGCCATATACAATTTCACTATTGATGAAAATGATCCCGAAGATAGCGAAGTCGGCATCGACCCTGAAATGCTGGGGCATATTTTTGAAAATCTTTTGGAGGACAATAAAGACAAGGGGGCATTCTATACTCCCAAGGAGATTGTACAATATATGTGTCGCCAGAGTGTGATACAATACCTCAAAACCCACGAACCATCAGAGCAATATGCTGAAGCAATTGAACAACTTATAAATGATGGCATAGTGAATCCTATACTCCAAAACAAGAACATAGCGATACGATTTACCCGGTTGCTCAAAGAGGTTAAAGTGTGTGACCCAGCCATAGGTTCGGGGGCATTTCCTATGGGTATCCTTTATGTATTGTATCACGCAATACATCATTTGCATTCACATGCAGAGCCTCATGGCAACTTTAATTCAACTCAAACAAAACGAGATATTATCCAAAATAATATTTTTGGTGTTGATATCGAGCAGGGGGCCGTTGATATAGCTCGTTTGCGTTTCTGGTTGGCATTGGTAGTCGATGCAGAAGAACCACAGCCTCTTCCAAACTTGGATTATAAAATCACCTGTGGCAACTCGCTATTGAGTCGTTACCCTATAGATGCCCCTATCGAGAATGTATTTGTTGAGTACAACAAGGGTAAAAAAGAAAATGAAAAGATGACACTTGCCAAATATAAAGAGCTGGTAAGTGAGTATACTAATACCTCTAATCATCAGACAAAGGAACTCTTTCGTCAAACGATTGAGGGTATCAAACGTGCGTTCAAGACAGAACTTAGCAATCAGTTTAAGGAAAAACTAGCAAAGCTAAGGGGGAAAGTTATTATGCTTGAAGGTCCCACATTATTTGGGGAGCGCACAAAGGCTGAAAAGGCAGAGTTGAAAAAGTTAAAAGAAAAACTGAATATCCTTGAAAAAGAACAAGAAGATATTCAGAAAAATAAGTTATATGTTGATGCTTTCGAATGGCGTTTTGAATTTCCCCAATTATTTGATAAAAATGGTTTATTCACAGGATTTGATATAACGATTGGCAATCCACCTTACAATGAACTCAGAGACCTTGACTTGAGTATGCAAACCGCATTAAAGTTATCAAGGCATTATGAATATGCGAAAGGAGGTAGACTAAATATGTTTCAATTTTTTTATCCTCTAGCTATAAATATTGCCAGAGATAATGGAATTGTTTCTATGATTACCCAAAATTCTATTTTAGCTGAAGATAGTGCATTAGGAAATAGAAAATTATTCTTTGCACAAACAGATATACTATCTATTGATTCATTTCCAGAAAGAGATAATAAAAATCTTAGAGTTTTTGAATCAGCGAAGATGAGTGTATGTATTTGTACGTTAAGAAGAAATAATCAACCGGACGCATATAAAACTATTCCCATTAATGTATGGCATTCCCGATTTATGCAAGTTAAACATAAATTGAATATTACTATTAAAGAAATAATAGAGATGTATCCAGAAGATTTTATTATTCCAATAAGTAGTAATGAAAAATTTTCGATTCTTAAAGATATAAAACAGAAAGGCCAATATCATATTATAGCATCTGCTGGTGAAATTGATATGACTAAATATAAAAGCAAATTTAATAATATAGGTTTAGGTACAAGAGTAATTACTGGTGCTCAAATACAGAGATATTATATTACAGATACTCCGTCACAAGGAAATGTCATATACATTAACGATCAAAATAAGCCAGGATTATCCTCTAAAAGGGAACAGGAAGTGTCTAATCCTAGAATAGTTCTTCAGCGTATAACAGGAGTAGACTCTAAAGTCAGGATAATTTCGACACTTATAAATGGGCATATGTATTGTGCAAATTCCACAAATTACATAGCCAATGATAATTCAATAAATATCAAATATTTGTTGGGCGTTTTAAATTCTTCATTAGTAAATTTCTTTATAAAACAAACAAGTACAAACACAAATATTACAGCAAAAGTTCTAAACTCTATACCCATTATTTTCCCTTCTACTAAAATGCAAGAAGCAATTATTAGAATTGTAGATTATGTTCTAATAATCAAATCTTTGCCTTCTGATATCATTATAGATCAATATGTAGACAATGATGTAATGGCTCGTCAATTTGAGAATGTTATAGATGCATTAATATATGAATTATATTTTAGTGATGAATTTGCTCAGGAAAATATATCTTTTGTTGATTCAGTTTTACGTGATTTCCAGATCATAAATGCTAATACTGAGAGTGTCGTGCAAATTATACTAGATACTTTCACTAAACTCAGAAGTATGGATAACGATATAAGGAATAATCTAAAATATATGTCTATAAAATTGGAATCATTATTAGCTCCAATAATTAATATCTAAAAAAAGAGAATATGTATAAGATTAAAAATATTAAACTCAATAATTTTAAGTTCTTCTTTGGCGAACAAAATCTAAAATTAGATAAGAAACATACTCTTATCTATGGAGAAAATGGCAGCGGTAAAAGTTCTATTTATTGGGCATTACATTGTTTCCTGCATAGTACGCTAAAACCAAACGTAGCAAGTGTTCAGAAGTATTTTCTCCCAATATCTCAGAGTGAAGAAAGCATAAAAAATCGATATGCACAAGATGGTGATAAATCTGGAGTTTCAATAACTCTTGAACATTTGGAGTATGAAAGATATGCTAATATTAATGCTGAGATATCAAATAATGTAGTTAACACTCAAACCAATCATGATATTAAGTTGATGGCTCTTTCAAGTGAGTTAATCAACTACAAGGTCGTGTACAACATGTACCTTGCAACAAATAAAAGTACAATTAAACTATTTTCGTATTTTGAAAAGAACCTTTTAGAGTTCATTGACTTTGACCAAGAGTTAAATACTATATCGGGGCGTAATATTTCACGTAACTCGTTAGAGTGGTGGAGATATATAAAGGAGGGTATGCAACCCTACACTACAATAACGGATCCTAATTATGGCATATTTCAAGGACATGTTGCAGATTTTAATCAGCATTTGCGAGATTATCTACAATTAATTACCGGTGAAGCTAATAGAAGTCTTCATGAAGATTTTAAAGAAGATTTCACAATAAGATTTAGATATACACCTGCCATTTATAATGATTTTAAATACGGGAATGATGGAAAACCTCACGGGCGAACAAGAGCAACAAAAGCACCAGAAATAGAACTAATAGTAGAGTTACCTAATGTTGGCGGAATTACATCAAATAAGATTGAAAGGCCACATTCATATTTGAATGAAGCTCGTTTGTCTGCTATTGCAATAGCCATTAGATTTGCAATTTTAAAAGAACGTTATATAGATGATGCTCCTAAAATTATGGTATTAGACGATTTACTCCTTAGTCTCGACCTTGGCAATCGTTCCGCCTTATTGAAAATTATACTAAAAAATTACGCTTCGCGTTATCAGTTAATTATTTTAACACACGATAGAGTGTTCTTTGATTCTGTATTGAAACATTTACCAGAGAACGAACAAAAACGTAATTGGAGAATATTAGAAATGTATGAGACCGAAAACGGAGATAAAAAAGTGCCCAAAGTTGTTACATATCAATCTCCGTTATCAAAAGCATATGCATATTTTAGAGGAGAAAATTATCCAATAGATTATAATGCTTGTGGTAATAATCAACGCCAAGCACTCGAAGAAATATTTAAAGAACAATTCAAAGCATATACTCTTAAAAATGAGAATAATGAACTGGTTAATGTTGATGGCTTAATGATTGGAGAATGTATTATAAAAGCCAAAGAAATGTACACGAAGATAGGTTTTGATATAGACTTGTTAGACGAACTGGATATACATAGAACACAGTCACTAAATCCTTCATCGCATCATAATCCACAGTCAAATTTCTACAAATTAGAATTAAAAAGAACTTTTGAAATTATAAGACTATTGCAAGAGTACAAAATCGTTCAACTAATCAAAAAAGATAATAACATTACATTTAGTGTGAATTGTGAAGATGGCTTTATATATAACTATGAGGTGCAAATTTTAGATGATATATTAGTATACAAGAAACCTAATAACCCATATTTTGTGAATTTAGCAGACAAGAGGAAATATGCTGTTGAGAAATGTAATGGGAAAAAAGCTGGGCATACAACAAACGGATTTTCATTACAAGAATTTTATGATGATACCATAAGAGGCCTAATAGAAAATATACATAAAAATCCAATCGTTGAAAAGGATGTGCTTGATATATTTAAATATAACGGCAGATCTATAAATGAATTACTTGCTGAAATGAATAATTAAAAAGATTAATATGGAACAAAAGTCGAATGTACAATATAGAGCAGAAAAGGAATACAAGAACAGCCGTGAGAAGTTCTTCCTCTTGTTGCGTGAGATTATTTCAAATGCTATACATGCTGTGTTAATTCGGGAAAGTAAGGAGAAAGACTATGTTCCTGAATTAAATTTAAATGTTGTATTTGATGAGATCCAATGTAAAATAGAACTCACTGACAATGGAGAAGGATTTAATGAAAAGAACCGAAAGTATTTTGAAGAATTAGATAAAAAGAATTCGGAAAAAGAAAAACTCAACTTCCATCCTTTGGGACAAGGTCGTTTAGCTATTGTTTATTTTGCAGATTCTGCAGAATATGAAACTGTATATAAAGATGAGACTGGCAAATATAGAAAAAAAACGATACCATATCCTAGTACATCTGAGGGGCTTTTTAGTTTCTCCGCATATGAGGAAGTGGAAGTTAAAAACAGCACCTATACAAAATTAACAATTTTAATAAACAAGCAACTGGCATTAGGAAGAGCTAAGACTTTCTTTAAGAATTATCCTAATTCTGAATTGTTTAAACAATGGTTCATAGAAACCTTCTTTCCTTTTATAATTAGCAATGAGGCGTTAGTTATAAATATTTCTTTGAATGGAGACTGTTTTACTATAAAGAAAGATAGTATAGAAGCTGAGACTCAAAAAGAGTCCTTTGAATTAACACTATCGGATGACAATAAATACTCTTTCATATTATGGCTGATTAAAAATAATAAGCCAATGCATGGTGACAATCCTATAATATGCTTTGCTAGGAATTTAAGAGCCAGTTTATCCAACGGGCATTTAAGTTACTCTATTGACAATAGTGAGGGTTATACTTTGTATTTAACATCTATCTTTTTTGATGAGTATGTAGACACAAAAGGAGAAAGAATAGATGTGTCATGTGATGATATTATATGCATCCAGAATAAGATCAATGAAATCCTTGATAATAAATTCAAGAAAGTTATTGAACAGAATCGCAAAGAAACACAACGCAATCTAAAGAATTTCAAATCACGGTATCCGTCATTGGATTTATTTGTAAATGAAGGACGGATTGCAGAGGAAAAGAATGTCGTAAAAGAAAGCGATATAGTAAAATCGGCAATTAATGAGAAAGGACGGATTGAAAAGGCTTTTTGGACACAAATAGACAAAGATGAAGAGCAAGATGAGGACAATTCGTTTAGTGATTCCGAAGATTGCCAAAAGTTGTTGAATTCTAGTCTGCAAGTTTATGTTAAACACCGTGAAAGTGTCCTACGGCGTTTGAAGACTTTAATCAATAAATATGAAGAAGAAGGCGATAACAAACCTGAATTAGAAGCAACTATTCACGAACTGTTTTTGAAACGAGGTGCCACGTTAAACAATTCTTCAGACATAAATCATCTGCACAATCTTTGGATTTTAGATGATAGGTTTACTATATTTTCAAATAACTTTAAAGCCAAAAGTACAAAGTCTGGTCAAGCCCAGTCAGACATTTACATTTGGGCAGATGCACCAGAAAAAACCAAACAAATTCTGATTTTGGAATTGAAATCAACAACAAAGGCACATAATGCAGGAAACATTCATGAGGGTATGGTGGCGCAAGTAAAAAGATATGCGAATGATTTCTACAATAATCCTACAAAAGTATTGAATTGGGATGTAAATGTGGATAACATACAATATCATGGAATTATTTTAGCCAGAAAATCAGACATAAAGAAAGAATTATCTTCGCCCCAAGCAAGTGGAAGGTACGAATCTATCCCATTCCTTGAAAATTCTTTTTATTGTGATGATGCTTTCTTTATAGATGGAGATCCAAGGCACAAAATAGGAATTCGCATAGAACTGTATTCCTATGAGGATATTTACCAGTTGGCTTCAGATAGAAATTCTGTTTTCTTTAAGTTGCTAAGAAGAGAGTTTGATTTGGAATGTGACCAAATATAGATAAGAAAATGCAAGAAAATAACATAATACTCTATCAGGACGATAACGAGATAACTCGTGTGTCGGTGCGTTTTGCCGATGAAGATTTATGGCTGACACAAAATCAGTTGGCGGATATATATTGTACTACACAACAGAATATCAGCCAACATGTGGACAACATATATAAAGATGGCGAACTGACAATAGAGGCAACTAACAAGAAATTCTTGTTAGTTCGGCAAGAGGGTAATCGTCAGGTAAAACGTAACATCGACCATTATAATCTTGACATGATTATAGCGTTGGGGTATCGTGTCCAATCGCAGGTAGCTACTCGTTTCCGCCGCTGGGCAACCCAACGGCTTCACGAATATATCCAAAAGGGATTTGCTATGGATGATGAGCGGTTAAAGCAAGGCGGTAATCGGTATTTCCGTGAGTTGCTGCAACGCATCAGGGATATTCGTAGTAGCGAACGCAACTTCTATCAACAGGTTACGGATATTTATGCAACTGCCACGGACTATGACCCTCGTGACGAGATGACAAAAATATTCTTTGCCACAGTGCAGAACAAGCTGCATTATGCCGTTCACGAAAATACGGCTGCTGAAGTCATATACAATCGAGTGGATAATGAAAAGCCTTTTGTCGGAATGACCAACTTCAAGGGTAATTATGTGACCAAAGATGATGTGAAGATTGCCAAGAATTATTTGTCTGAGATTGAACTCCAACGTCTGAATCTGCTTGTTTCAGGTTTCTTGGATTTTGCAGAGTTCCAAGCATTGGAAATGAATCCTATGACAATGAAAGACTGGATAGAAGCACTGGATAACCAAATTATTGCCCATAAACGGAAAGTTCTGATTGGTAAAGGGAACATTTCGCATAAGCAGGCGATTGAAAAAGCAGAAAAGGAGTTTGAAATCTATCGCAAACGTGAAATGGAGCTATTGGAAAGTGATTTTGATAAAGAAATCAAAAGATTTAAAGATAAATAATTTCAACACACATGGTTACTATATACTTTGACAAACAACTTTTTAGTCATCTGTTCAAATCGCAAGAAGAAAAATATCTTGTTTTGCGTGAGAAAATACTGTCACATCGTGACGAGTTTATTTTCACGTATTCAAATGCTCATTTATTCGATCTTCAGCAGGATACGACTGATATTAAGTATGATGAGATGGATTTCATGCAATCTATTGTGGATGGTAATCATATTTTTTATGAATATCCTAATATTGGTGTAACAAAAGAGTCACCACGTTCCGCATTTAGTAATGCAGCAAAAGCGGATGATTTTTCTTGGCTTTACAATCTTGATTTGTCACAGATTACAGAAGAACAATGTGATGCCATTAATAATACAATAGACATAGCCATCAAAGATTTAAGAGGAGAATTGGAGTTTGATTGGTTAAAGAAAAGGACTCCAATACACTCAAAAGAACTAACAATAGATAAAGGGAATCTTATCTCATTCGTGAAGTTTGTAAAGGATAATTTTTACAAGGACCAAAATTCATATAAAAACATCAGGGATAATGCTGTCAAAAATTACAACCCAACATTAATAACTTCGGACAATGAGAATGTTTTCAACGATCAATTGGAAGCAGCCCCATTAGGATTATCTTTTATAGAAACGATTAAAGCTGTCATAAACCAATTTGGCTTTAATTCATCTGACGCGACTATTGTATATTATGTATCCTATATGCTCCTTGATTTACTTGGAGTTAGTAAGGAAACTCGAAAAAAAGTTAAGCTCCGTAATATGCAAACAGACTGCATGCATAGCTTCTTTGGCGGATATTGTGATTGTTTTGTAAGTGACGATGCGGGTATACTCAAAAAAAGTAAAACGTTATATAAGCTCTTTAATATTGAAACTCAAATATATTCAATAGACGAATTTATAAAAGTATTTGATGAAGCTATAAAGAATAATCAAAAATCTGCTTCTGAATACTTTGATGAAATTTGTGGTGATTACCAACGAAGAATTGTTACAAAGACAGAAACGATTCCTCCATATACCTTGACACATTTGGGCGCATCTCACATATATTTTGGATATTTCAATTATATGTTGGAACGAACGTCAAAAGATGAAACTGTAATAATGCTTGTGAAAAATAAAAAGGCAAACCAACTTTTACTAATTCAAGAAATAGAGATAATTGTTAATAGGCTCGTATATGTTTTTAATAATTTGGGAGCAACATTCACTTTATTCAATAGAGAATTGGAAATTCCCCAAATACAGACAGGCAATTGGAATAGAATTCTAATATTAAATGATGCAGATATATGTCTAACAAAAGTCAAAGAACCCTCTATGCTTTGTTTATGGATAAAACTTAAGCAGCCTGTATCTACCCAATCGTAAAAAGCATTATCTAATATTGGATATCCTTTACACGACCTATATTTTCTCTTTTATTTCTATATTCATCAATAAACCACCCCAAGCATACTAATTTATCAAAGTAATTCATTACCTTTGCATTTGGAAACTTTTACGCAACCTTGCGCAAAACGCAGAAGTCCAACGGTGGAGCAATAGGAGGAGATTACTCTTTTGATGTTTCTGAAAAGTGATGATATACAGCCACTTGTGAATTTAGCACGATTCCCGGTGGCACCACACAGAAAACCAGTCACTTACAGCCCTGTAGGTGACTGGTTTGTTTTTAGTCGGGCACACAATTTAGACACAAACCCAATCTAATTTCCCATTGCGGGATACCTCTCCTTCTTGCACTATTTTTCGCACTTTTTGGAATGAATCATTTCAATAAAGCTATTTTCCGACAGTGAGAATTGCTCTCCTCTTTTTTTAACGAATTTTTCCTTAAAATAATTTGCATAATGTGCCGAACATACTGACTTTTGTCGCAGAGGCTGTGAAGTCGCAGCCCACCAGTTGCAGAACGATATAACCTTCATGTAATTGTTAGTGGGTCTGTTGGCGTCGGCTGACAGACCTTTTTTGTGCGAATATGATGATTTATTCGAAACCATATAGAACGAAAAAACATGAAAGAGAAAATTCTCGTAGCGCTGAAAACCAAGTATTCTAATTTGGGGTTCGGAGCGAAGGCTCTCGACGGAGTAGCCTCCATTTTGGAAAAATCCGTCACCGATGAATCGCAAATTGAAACCGCAGTCAGCGGGGTCGAACCTTTCCTTAAAGTTTTCCAGTCTGACGCTGATCGTGCACGCACCGAGTACAACGCACTGAAAGGACTGTATGACGAACTCAAGGCAAAGAGTGAGGCATCTCCTGCAAATGGGGGCGGGCAGGGCAAAAAAAACGAACCCGACGATGAGGAACCTGCGTGGTTCAAAGCCTACAAGAAGCAACAGGAGGAGCGTTACAACGCCATCAAAGCGGAGAGCGATACTCTGAAAGCTGAAAAGGCCAAGAACGACCGGGCCAATCTCATCTCCGCAAAGGCAAAAGAACTCGGTATTCCGGAGTGGCGCATGAAAGAGGGATTCGTCATCGCCGACGATGCAGATGAAAAAACGATCGGCGACTACCTCGCAAACGTGCAGAAAAATCTGGTTACCGCAGGGCTGGAAGGGAAAGGTTCGGGATTCCCGATGTCCACGCCCGAAGCGCAGGGCAAAGAACTCGCAAAGGCGTGGGCTGAAACACTTCCGGACAAAGAGTAACCAAAACGTAAAATCATGGCAATCGTATTTGAAAAAACAAAAGTAAAGGGCGGTTTCCCCATATTCTGGCGCGGTGAGTTCGCCGTATTGCCGGGGGACTTCAAACTGAAGGGAACCTATCCCGAAGGGACAAAGATTCCCAAAGGTACGCCGATCAAGCTCGACTTCGACAACATGGAATGTTCCATATGCAAGAGTGCACGTGTTCTGTCGGGCGGCACAACCACTGCTCCACATGTCAAGAAGGGTTCCATGCTCCAAGTAGGAGATGCGGTTAAGGTCGGCGAGTCAAATTCGACCGTAAAAAGCATTGATACCAAAAATGCAGATTACGATGTGATCACGTTCGCAGCGGCCGTAACGGGTGCGACTGAAGGCGTAGATGTCCTCTCGGACGACAATCTGCCTGATGCAGTTGTCGAAACCGACATGGTCTATTCCGCCAATAACGGATTCCAGACCGTATCGGCCGGATATGCAGGTATCATCCTCAAGGATGTAGCCTATCCCGTCCCTGCTGCATGGCTTCAGGGTTACAGCCTGAAGAACAACCCCGAAATCAAGTATGTACGACAGTAAAAGAGGAGGTAAACAATGAACGAAGTATTTTATTCATCCATTTTCGGCGAACTGACTAAACAGGTGCAGATTCGCATCGATGCCGCCTCTGAACTGCGTAAGCGGCTATTCGACCAAAATATTTACGAGCGATTCCTCGACTGGGACACCCCCACCGTCGGACTGAACTTCGAGGAGTTGATCGGCTCGTACAATTTGAGCGTCGCCGCTGCAACGCTCGACTCCAAAGGTAAGGAGCCTATCATGGGAACCGAGGGACTGGAAACGATCAAGCAGAAGGTATTAACCCACCAGATGTCTTATTCGATGCCTATCGAAGAGTATCGTAAGGTGTTGCAGATTCTCGATTCGCGGATGCTGTCCGATTCGGCCAAGACACAGCAGCTCATCAATCTGATGTGGAACAATGTTACGAAGGTCGTGAACTCCGTGCAATCGAAACTGGACATCATCTTCCTCGGAGCATTGTCGAACAAAGGCGTATTCACGTTTGACGCGTCCAATAACCCAGAGGGTGGTGTGCGCGGTACGATCGACTACAAAATGCCGAGCGAGAACATTGCCACCGCGAAAACGTTATGGACGGATGGCAATAAAGATACGGTCGATACGCTGGAGGATATTCAAGCCATCCTCGATGCTGCACAGGACAAAGTTACGTTCGACCGCATTCTGCTCTCGCAGAAACGCCTGTCGTATATCCTCCGCAACAAGAAGATGAAGTTGGCGGTATTCGGTAGTGACAAGTCGTCCACACCGCTGTTGCTGGCGAACCTGAACGAGTTTATGCGTTCGAACGGATTCCCGACATTCGAAGTCATCCGCCGCATGACCCGTATTCAGGATAACGGTAAACTTACGGAGTATTCGCCGTGGAACGACAAGAACCTCGTGTTCGTACCTGCGGGCAAACTGGGCGTCATCAAGAACGCCTATGCCGACAACGAGCTGCGGCAAGAGCCGGGTGTCACCTACTCTAACTACGGACGCATCCGCATTTCACAGTGGGGCAAGGGCGAAACCGACAACTCTAACGGCGTAGAGTTCACGAAAGCACAGTCGCTGTCACTTCCGGTTATCACCGAAATCAACGGCATCTATTCGCTGACCGTAGAATCGTAGTTGTATGAAGAATTTCGAGGCAATATCGGCAAGTCTGTATCCTTACGATGTGGATCCTTTCCTCAAAGAAAAGGCCTGCATTGACGAGGGAATAGACACTCAAGCAGACTATACGGTAACCGATAAAATTAGCGTGGCAAAAGCCACAATCGCCATTCTGCGAAATCTCATTGTTCTTGCGAGTGAGAGCAACGGGGGCTATTCATTGTCGTACACGGACAAACTGGAAAAGCGCATTTTCCATATCGCAAAGGAAAACGGGCTGGACGATATTGCCGAAGAGTTCGATACTCGATCGAAAATTACCGACATTTCCGACCAATGGTAAGATTCCCCTATACGCTCGAAATGTGGTACGAGGAGGACGCCTCGCAAAATCCTGATGGTTCGTGGATCGAAGGTGCGCATGAATGGCGTGTCATCGGACGATGCAATGCCCGTCAGAATGGACGAGCACAGCAAATCAAAGGGCAAAACGGGGATGCCTTCCTCTACTCTTTCGAGGTTACGATGCCTGCAGATACACAGCCAATTCCTATCGGGACGAAAGTACGCATATTCGACAGCCGAGGATTCAACATCTTCGACCGTTCGCTCCGCACTGAGGCCAAACCGAAAGACAAGGACACGGCGTCGTATCCGGTACAGGGATTCTACAAAAGCGGACAACGTTACGAAAACACGAGATTATGGCTGTAAAGTGTACCAACTGGCGTGAGGTGGAACTTGAATTTGCGCGAGCAAAAGAAGAGTACGACCGAAAAGCTGTAGAATGGTTGTCGGCGTTGGGGGAAAGAGTGGTGAAGTACGCCCGCGAACACGGTAGTTATACCGATCACACGGGTAACCTACGCAACTCCATCGGGTATGTTGTGGTACAATACGGAAGAATCATTGCTGAATCTTTCAAGTATAACCGCCGTGTCAGACCGGACGGCAATCCTAAAGGGAACAAAGGTGCCGATGAAGCTCATGCCAAAGGGCTTGAACATGCCCGGTCTGTCGCCCGTGAACTTCCCGCTAACAAAACATATCTCGTATGGGTAGCCGGTATGGAATACGCGAAATATGTCGAGGCTAAAGGTTTCGACGTTCTCGAAGGGTCGGGAAACTGGGTGGAATCTACTGCTGAAAAACTCAAAGCGGAGTTCGCTCGATTCTTAAAATCGAAAAAGCGATGAACCTGACCTCTACGGAAATATTCAAACTCGTCTGGGATCGCATCCGGGATTCGCTGTTAGGGAAGACCGTGCCGATGATGTATGCGGACCACTACCCGAATAATCCTTCGGGAGAATTTATCGTCGTAGGCTCATTGTCAAATGTCGTCGGAGATTCGCAGGTGGCAACCGTAAATGTAAACATTTATGTACCGGACACAACACCGACAATCGGTCGTGAAGAGCAACGCTACCCCGATCGCAACCGTCTGAACGAACTAACTCGTCTCGCTTTCGATTCACTAGGATACTACCCTATCAACGAACGCTGGTTCTTTGATGTGAGCGATGAAACTCTTATTAGTGAGGAGGGGATCTCCTACACATTTTCAAACCTCAAAGTAAAACTTAAAAAATATTAAACATGGGACAAATAATCGGACTGAAAGCCGTTCATGCAGGTAATCCTCTCCCGAAAGGAGTAAAAGACGCTGAGGCTGCCGACTTAATGAAGGCTTTCACCAAAATCAGTCAGCCTTATAATGGTGGTGTTTCCACCAATTTCGCGATACCTTCCAGTAATGATTTTTATCGGGAAGGAGAAGCAGACCCATTTTACTCTGCAATCGACGAAACGACAGGCACAAAAGAAGTTACTTGGAATGTCGTAGATTTTGACGACGACACGATGGAATTTTACTTCGGAACTACAGAACCTGCAAAAGGCGAGATTTACGAAGGAGTAAAAGCATTCGTATTCGATTCCAAAAGTGGAGGCTCCATCGCTTTTGCAAGGTTAAAATATGTAGCGACATTGGGTGGTGGAATCAATAAAACCGACCCGCTCCAAATTCAAGTATCTGCGAAAGTTTTAGCTCCGGAACAAGGTGGTTATTCCTGGTGGCCGATTACAACTCCGGAATATACCAAGAGCGTTTTGTAAATTCTCTATCCCGCTGGAAAGCTGACGACTTGCATCACGTCTCGAGGACGGGGCGGGAGCAAAAACAATAGTTTATAATATGAAAAAAGAAGAAGTCGGCCGCCTTACAGAACAACGTGCACTTGACACACTGACTGAAAAAATTGAATCGTTCGAGATTGAAGGCAATGACAAAGAACAAATAACCCTTTACCTATACCCCCTCCAACTCGGACGACTCGCGATGATAAGTCGCCGACTAATAGACCTTGATCTGATTTTCGACGACGAACAGATGGAGGGTGCTGTTAAACGTATGTGGACCATATGCTCCGAAAAATCAAAAGAGGTGGCCGAAATAATCGCTATCGCCACACTTCGGACGCAACAAGAAATCGAAGATATGCTAAAAGAGCGGACAAAACTTATATACTGGTCCCCTACAATGGATACAACAGCTCTTACAAACATTTTGTCCACCATCGTATTTCAATCCTACTACGCGGATTTTATGAACGCTATTCGCTTGGTAAGAACGCTGCGGGTAATGATTTCCCCAACGACAACAGCGGAGCGGATAGCCACTACGGAGGGCGCAGTATCTGGGCTTGCATTTCAACGGAGGGAAAAAGTATGTTGAAACGTTTGACGAGGAAAAGAAAGGAACAAAACATTTAATTACAGCACTTACTGACATTTACAAACTATCGGACCAACTCATATCAACCGTTAAATTTTATCTGAAATAAAGGAAGCCCCAAATCCGGCGGGAGAGGCCCGGCCCGCCGAAAATAGAACGTGGAACTAACTAAACAGCATATTGCATCTGGAAACCTTACTGCGGAAAGAAGACGTAAAGGTCGCCGATAAACTGATGGAAGACCTTAATGTTCGTTACGATAGGCTGTTTGCGTCGATTTCAGGCGTTTCTACAGGCTTTCCGGCTGCTCCGACAGATCTAGGGGTCAAAAATCCCCCCCCCATAAAATTGGAGCTAAAATAATGTATATCAATGAATTACAAAAATATATTGTAATTCAGACACCTGATAATAAGCATTCAAAGAAGAGTTAAAAAATAGGAGCCGATGCAAATTTCAGATTGAATTACTATTCAATGAACCTTATGATAGCCAAACTACAAAAAGGAGACATTAACATTGCCGACGTTTTTCTAAATGAATTATCAAGAAATCCGGCCTATTTTAATATGGATGCCGTCAAAACATTAATCCCAAATGAAGAACAACGGATGCGAATACTGCGCGTTCTTGAAGATCATATGGTCATTGAAATAAAAGGGGGTGGAATATGGTTAAAAGCTGCGGCTAATTTATCAGTGTGTAAAGACCAGGGAGGATGTGCAGTCATCTATAACGAACAACGCAAACAAGAAGAACGGGATAATTTAGAACTTCGCAATTTAAAAATAAGTAGGCGCGAAGCGCATTGGGCTATTGCATTAGCTATCATATCTATTTGCGCCTCTCAATTTTGGGGACACACTATTTTTGAATGGACTTGGATTGCAATGCAAAAAATCAGTAAATTACTTTTTTAATCTGTCTTGATTCAATATTCTACACAGAACATTGTTTAATCCAGTATAAGTATCACCTGTCAATTCAATATTAGTTCTGCCCCAAAAACGAACAAGATAGATCAAATACACAATCAACGCAATAATCACGAATAGCAAAATATAAATCCAAATCATAGCTTCAGCGTTTTTACAAACCTCGGAACTTTCGGCACAACTTCAAAAAAATAGGCTCATTATTTTGCGGGGGGGGGAATTTTGTAACTTTGCAGCATCTAACCAATACAATTTATGTTATGAAAAAATTTTTACTTTTGATGGCTGTTATTTGTGCAGTTACTTTTATGGGGTGCGAAAAGGATGAGCAAGAATCGTTCAAGTTCGACATTGAGAATCTTTATGGCACATGGCAGGGAATTGCCATACAAAGTAACGGCGAATGGATAGATATAACCCAACCGCCACACACAAATCTTGCATTCTCTGTTGTATTTTATGAAAATGGTACATATTCGGGAAGCGGGTATTTTGGCAACGGTTCAGGAACATACAAAGCTGAAGGGGATATGATATATACTTATATAGACGGGGAAGAATTATACAGATACAAAGTACATTCTATCTCAAACGGAATTGCCGAAGTGTCTATGGGTGTAGCAGGAGATAATATAACACTGGAAATAAAACTTCAAAAAAAGTAATCAGATAGGATATATGTTTCAAAACAAAGGCGAGAATAAATCTCGCCTTTGTTATTCCCTACAAAATCATTATATTTGCATTGCTAAATCAAAATGCGATACAAACATATCCAACCATATTGGGTATTTTGTATCTATACATACAGTTAAATTTAACTGCGTCGAGTTCGGTAGCGGAAACGCCCGACGGCTTGCATTTTGAGCCGAGCAACTCGTAACGCAGTTTTTTATTGCTAAATCAAAATGAAAAAGCGCATCGAACGCATGGGCCGCATCGAAGCGGCAATTAACCCCATGTACTGCGTCCCCAAACGCAGCGACCTATCGTTAATCGGATCGGCTTTCGAGGCCGCAGGTTTCCGTTGTGTCCGGATCCGCACCGAATGCGAGGCCGAGCACCGCACAAAAGGTGGTGATCCCCGTCGGCACGGGATGCTGGTTCTCGACGGTGACCGAGTGATATTGGAGGTATTGCGGTCGAGACCGACTAAAAAAGATAATCAACTCACAATCCCGCCTCAATCATGAACCGAGAAAATGACATATCGAACCGTACCCTATTTTTGATTCGGTCGGTTTGAAATGATAAACAGAAAGCCGAGTTCCCTCGGCTTTTTACATTCTCGCATCATATATCTTTTCTACATTCAGCTCCGTTCCGGTCAATGTAAAATATATATTCTGGAGCTGGTGCAGATACTTTATGGGCACATCCACATTGCAATCGTCGATTTCGTCTTCCACCTGCCAACAGAACCCTTCTTTTTTAGGAGATAAGCATATCACACGGGGGATGATATAGTAGTCAAATCGTTGGTAACAGTCGCTAAATTCTTTCTCAAAGCCGCATTTTTCCAATAACGTTGGAGTCAAACGTATAGGCCTAACATCTCATAATACTACTTTATCTAAAATCTCATGATAAAATCCGGCTTCCTTAATTAGCATCTCACCATGAAATAACGTCATGTCTGCACGCGTAATTTCTGCAATATACCCAATTCGCTCAAGATGGGGGTTATACACTAAATTGCCTATTCGAAATGATCGAATATTCAGAGACGGTTCCATATTACATTTCATATTCTAAAACGCATCGAATTCGATGCGTTTATTACTTTAGTTTCATTTGTGTTTTTAAGTTGAGAACTATTTATTCCTCCTCGTTTGAGGTGTCGCATGTAATCGGTTTCGTCGATTTTACCGCTGAAGTAAGGTGCGCTGTTTCGGGTGGCGGATTGTCGGGCAACGTTCCGAGGTATTGCCGAGCGTTGAGGGGTGATACGACAGAGTGTCCGAGTTGGCTTTCGAGTTGTTGTCGGGCAACTTTAGCTACTGTACCGCCCCGTTTGGCGACGTTGGCGTTGGCCTTGAAACCTATTGGATTTTCGTTTCGGGAAAGTTCGGTAGCAGAGGCCTCGGCCAATGAGTTCAACAGCAGTTCGACATTGGTCATATTATCCCGCAGGTTCTCCTTTTTCAACCCCTTGTAACGTTTGTAGGCTTTCGTGGTACGTCCGGCCCACTCCTTCGTGATAATGTCCGTAAGGGTGGCATATTGCGTTCCATCAACGCCCCCGCGTTTCCACTCGTCAGTGAGAAGTTTACGGACTTCGATACTTTTCAAGCGTTGGTTAATCCATGTATCCGAATATCCAAGGCGTTTATAATCGGCTACGGCCTGCTCAATAGATAACTCAGGGTCTTGCATTTGGTCGAGGCGGTCGCTTGCCACCTGCGCCATCCATTGCTTGAAAGGCTCGGCTTTCTGTGACGGAATCGACTGGATAATCCGCAGGACGGTTTTCACATCTCCGGCCAGCGTCTTGCGCATCACTCCCGTTTCTGACCTCATGGCTATCTGGGGACAATTTGTCCCCACGAACGAGGCGAGCGCTTCATCCCGCTTGCGCATCTTCTTGAAATAATCGGTCGGATTCACGGTGTCCGTCAGAGCGGAGATCACGTCGAGAACGGAAAAATACCACGTCTCCGTCCGCTCGTCCCAAACGGTGCGCACCTTGCGGTCCTCGAACAACTGTATGGCCTGCTTTTGTGTCATAGGAATGTAGTTTTATTTATTCCTTTTCTTTTACCTCCAGCACCGTCCCGCACTTCGGGCAGGTGATTGTGTTCGTCGGGTACGTTGCTACTCTTCCGCCTTTTGCTCCGCTTGTTGGAATCCAATTTTGCGGGCGGGTTTGCGTGCCTGCGGTATCTTGACCGACAACGCCGCAATAGCGTTGTAGATATTATCAAGCTCCTTGCGCATATCTTCCGACAGATCGCTGACCGCCTCGGCATTGTCGGCGTCCACCCGCTCCAGTAACGCCAGTTTCGCCCGAATTTCGGCCAACTCGGCCGTTACTGTCGTCGTGGTCGTGATGTAGTTCCGCATCGCTACGAAAGCACGCATAATAGCGATACTTACTTGTATGGCAACGGAGCTTTTCAAAACAGCCGATAACATAGAAACGCCTTGCTCGGTAAACGCATAGGGGTTGCGGCGTAAACCCATCGTGATGGAATTGGTTATCACAATTTGTGATTTCCAATTTTCAGTTTCGGCATCTGTCAGTTGAAACATGAAATCGGGCGGAAAGCGTTCGATATTACGCTTTACCGCTTGATTGAGAGCGCTTGTTGTTACTTGGTACAATTCCGCCAAATCACGGTCCAGCATCACCCGCTGGCCCCGTATTTCGTAAATCTTGCTTTGGATAGGTTGTAGTTCCATGGGTAGGTATCGTTGAGGTTATTCTGCCTTGATGGTTATCGACTTCCCGCAATGCGGGCACGTGATTGCTCCCTCTTTCGAAGCGGCGAAAAGTTCCGGCACTTCAACACCCAAAATATCGGCTATTTCTTGCAATCGTTTTAACGGCGGATTTCCGTTGTCACCAATTGCAATACTTAACCCCGTTTCAGTCATTCCGAGACGCGCCGCCAACTCTTTTGCGGTCATTCCTCGTTCCTTCAATAATTCTTTAACTCTCATTTTGACGTATTATTTGCCACAAATATATTGATATTCATATAAACAGCAAAAAATTTTAGTGTCAATTAAATTTTTATCTCAAAATATTTGCATTATATCAAAATATCATTTATATTTGCACCAAAAAATCAAAACAACAATTAAATAATACGGCCATGAAACTCTTAACTAAAGCAATTGAGAAGCAGTTGGCAAAGTACCCCATTTATTCACAAGATGGCAAAGGCGGCAAGGCACAGGTCATCTGCAAGTTCTTCAACCCCTGCGGCAGTCAGACGTGGTACATTCTCGAAGGCGAGAAGCAAGACGACGACTACATTCTCTTCGCATTGTTAGACAATATGGGCGAGCGAGAATATGGTTATGTGTCACTGAATGAACTTCAACGCGTTAGAACTCGCCCCTTTGGTCTTGGCATCGAAAGAGATATGTATTTCACACCTTGCAAAGTCAGCGAAATCAACTAATTGATTTATTGAATAAACGTCTAAAACAATAGAACTATGAACGCATTTGCATTTAAAGTGATCGACGCAATCAATCGTGATGGTATGGACAATGGCAGCTGGGGTCTTGTCAAAGACGTAGATAATACTGTCGCCTATTTCGGCACCAGAGAAGAAATCGAACTGAAAGGCCAGTGGGCGTACATCTATGCAGAGAAAGACGATACACTGTCTTTGCAACTCGAAAAAATCGAACCTACGAGAGTTCTGCACGTTGAAGATTGTGAACTGCTGCTCTACTACCTCGACGAATAAAGCCGTTCGGGCGGCTATAAACAGACCTCAGGCCCGAAGCGTGGCGGCACCTGCCGCCGGTGGTAAAAATGAAAGATATGAAAGACATAAAAATTGGCGACCCGGTGAGATTCGGACGCAATACTGGTGAATATCGAGGACAGTTCGATAAACTGAATATCGCAATGGTACTCGTTGGCAATAGGCTGTATTATGTTACATTTGAAAAAATTGAAAAGCTATGAAGACAAGAAAATCCTTCAAGGTGAACAGAGAGGCTGCGATCAAAATCGCAATGAACACAAACGGCATATCACGAGAGATCGCCAAGAAATACACAGACAGCGAGTTGAAAGAGTGCTTGCGACTACTCAAACTAAAAACCAACTTTTAACCTATATAACAATGAAACGAACCGACCTTTCCATCATCATGCGCACGGCGTGGCAGATGTGCCGCGCGACGGGTGTAACCTTTGCTGAGTGTCTGCATAAGGCATGGCAGGTGTTCAAATTGAAGATAAAGATGCGCGCGGGCATCGTGCAGTTCTTCTACCTCAAATCGAGTACGGGTGAATTGCGACAGGCATTCGGTACGCTTAAGGACGACTTATGCCCCGAAACAAAAGGTGACGACCGTAAGCCTAACAAACACCTCGTAACCTATTACGATACGGTTGCCGAGGGCTGGCGGTCATTCAGAATGTTCAACTTTGTAAAAGTTATATAATATATGAAACCAACGATGTACGTAGAAAAACGCAGCGATTTGACATTACTCAAAAAGGCATTCGAATTGACGGACGCGACATGTCACCGCACGCGGCTGAAGTGTGGGTGTAAAGCCTACAAAGGTGCAGACAACAATCGCGACAGCCTATTGATCGTCAAATATGACGCAGTAGTGCTTGAGATTATCCGCTGCAAAGGGTGTGTGAAGAAAAGACCTTAAAAATTGCAGCTCTCAATAAAAAATCGTATTTTTAATAAATAATTCAATAGTAAGATTTGCATAATGTGCCGAACGTGTCCACTTTTGCATCGAACAGATATATGCGGGGTAGTGCAGAGGTTACCACGGCGGGTTAGTGTCCCGCAGGCGCAAGTTCGATTCTTGCCCCCGCTACTAATGAAATTTACGGCTATGAAAATTTTAACGCTTATCATCAAACAAAAATGGTTCGACGCCATTTTGTCGGGTGAAAAAACGGTCGAGACCCGCGAAGTACGCCCGACCAACACGAAATACATTTCATACCGAGACAACAACACAGGCAAAGTCTACAAGAAAGACAGTGACGTGCCCGAATCGGCGTGGGACAGCGAGAAGGGCGTTGATACGGTTATCAACCACTACGATGCCATACAGTTCTGGGTAGGTTACGAAAAGAATCGCCCCGGCGCGCTGGTCGAAGTCAAAGGCGTCGAGCTGGTAGATGTTTGCGACGAAGAGACGAAAGAGCCGATTGTGTACGAGCACAACGGTAACGAATATACCATGACCGAGATCGACTACCACCTCGGCAAGGTAATCGAGAAAATGAATTGTTAAACCCTTAAAATCATTGCTGCACTCGAAGACGAAGACAAAAAACAGCAACTCAGCTTGACGCGCAATACAGCCGTATAACGAGTGAATTGCGACGCCGCACGCCTAATCCTGCTGTAGGATTAAGTAGCCTCGCAAATATGAGTGGCCGAAATGGTGTTATTGCGAATAGGTATGCAAGGGCGACCAGTGCATATACAAGAGCTAGGCAATCTGCCGCCCGAGGCCTTTCCGTAGGTTAAATCATATTGTCAAACTTCTAAAATTCAAGCTGCACTCGAAATTCAGTAAGAAATCGAATCAATCGGACGACAGGCGCTAGCCGTGTTCGTTATCGTGCAGTAGGCGGTCGTGCGACGAATCGTGCCGGTCGTGCACGCGACATTCGCGCCGCCTTTGGCATGGCAACAGGTTAATCATGACCCCGATAGACCATGCAAACGAAGTGATTGCCTCTGTCCGTCAAAAAACGGACAGGGCGATCCTTTTTTATTCATGTGGCAAAGACAGCGAGGTATTGCTCGACCTAATGGCTCCGCACTTCAAAGAGATCGTTTGCGTGTTCATGTATTTCGTCAAGGGCCTCGACCACATTGACAACTATTTGCGAGCAGTCAAAGCTCGTTATGCCAATGTTACCATACTGCAAGTCCCCCATTGGACGTTGACGCGTGTTTTGCGTTGTGGGCTATACTGCATTCCTAACCCCAATGTAAAGCTGTTATCGTTGAAAGACGTTGATGAATCCGTCCGGATGAAGACGGGAATATCTTACTCTTTCTATGGAATGAAGCAGTCGGACGGAATGAATCGCTGTCTTATGTTGCGCGGATACGAGAACGAAGCTATAAGCAATACGAACAAGGTATATCCTCTATCCAAGTGGAAGAAATCGGACGTCATGGCCTACATCAAGGCAAAGAAACTGCCTGAACCCATATCCTACAACAAGAACAAATCGCAAGGTCTGACGTTTTTGCCGGAGGTATTCGATTACCTCCGCCGGCATTATCCGCAAGACCTCGAAAAGATTTACAAAGTATTCCCCTTATCCCGAAATATATTACTGCGATATGACGAAGAGAAAAGAGCAGCAGCCCAAATACAAGCAAAGTGAAACGGTCGTAATCAAGCGATCACAAATCAACTTTGCTCCATACAATCCACGCAAAGAAGACCCTGAAGTCATCAAGAAGCTCAAAAAGAACTTTAAAACTGTCGGCTATCTGGGCGGTATCGTATGGAATCAGTTGTCATCTTATCTGGTTTCAGGGCACAAGCGCGTACAGACGCTTGACATCATCAACAATTACGACGGGACACCTGAAACGGATTATGAGATCAAGGTAGAAGCTGTAGAGTTAGACGACAAGACAGAGCGCGAACAAAATATCTTCATGAACTCGCCCTCCGCAATGGGAGAATTCGACATGGAGAAAATAAAAGTACTTGTACCGGAAATAGACTATAAAGCCGCTGGCCTTTCTGAAGCAGACATGAACATATACGGTATATCCGTCATGCAGGACGAAATAAGTTCAGAACTGTCTGATACGTTAGGTGATTTCGAAGAGATACAACGACCGTTTGAGGAACGCAAGGCCGCGGTAAAGGAGATGAAAGAACAGATTCGTCAACAGGCAGAGCAAAAAGCGGAAGACATCGAATCCTATGTAATGCTCAACTTTAAGTCTTATAGGGCGAAATCATCATTCATGCTTCGGTTCGGGTTCAGGCCAGACGACAAAATAATCCCCGGCGAAATGTTCTCGGATATGGTTGAACGGGTCGAATAACGACAAAAACGACAGTATAAAAAATGGCAATGCCCTCCAAAAAACCGAAATTAGATACCTTTCGCAAGGTTGCAAATGCTTGCGGCGGTATTTTGTCAGACATAGCTGCTAATTTAGGTGTAGAGCGTAGCACAATTTACACATGGTGCAATGATGATGAGCAATTCGCCCAAGCCCTCGAAGATTCCCGTGAACGGTTCGTTGATTTGGCCGAAAGCAACCTGCGTAAATTGGTTGCCGGCGTTCCGGCCATCGAAAAGGACGAGAATGGCGAAAAGAGATTTGCCGGTTGGATCGAACGTCCCTCCGAAACAGCGATCATTTTCACTCTCAAAACACGCGGAAAAAAACGGGGATATGTAGAACGTCAAGAGGTTACAGGAGCAGATGGTGCCGAACTTATTCCACCTCGCACTCTCTCTCCCGAAGAGGCAAGACAATATGGGTTAAAACTTAACGAAGAGTATTAACGCACTACTCCGATTCGCGACATAGACATAGAGCGTACCTTCTGTCTTTCCGGTATGCTGAATTTCACCCGTTACATGTTCAAGCATAAGACGGGGATGCGGTTTATTGTCGGCGATCATCATCGCAAAATATGCGAAGCTCTTGACAAAGTCGTCCGTGGCGAAATAAAGCGTCTTATTATCAATATTGCGCCACGATATGGCAAGACCGAACTTGTCTCTAAGAACTTCATCGCCTACGGGCTGGCGTTAAACCCCCGCAGTAAATTCATACACCTATCATACTCCGATGATCTTGTTCTCGACAACTCGAAAGAGATCAATGAAACGGTACAATCAGACTACTACCAGCGGCTTTTCCCTGAAGTAGTCGTCGAAAGCAAGAATGCTAAAAAGTGGTATACATCCGTCGGAGGCGGACTGTATGCAGTAAGTGCAGCAGGACAGGTTACAGGATTTGGTGCAGGTCAAGTAAATGATCCGTATAGGGAGCGGCGCGAAATGGGTGATTTTATTCCTGCGTGGGAAAGCGATTTTGCGGGAGCTATTGTTATCGACGACCCGATCAAACCGGAAGATGCACTATCCGAAACGATCCGCGAGCGGGTGAACAATCGCTTTGAATCGACTATCCGCAACCGCGTGAACTCGCGCAATACGCCTATCATAATCATTATGCAACGGCTCCATGAGCACGATCTATGCGGCTATCTTCAGGAGATCGAGCCGGAGGAATGGACGGTACTTTCGTTGCCCTGCATCTGGCATGACGAAAACGGACAGGAACAGCCTCTCTGGGAATTTAAGCATACGCTGGAGGAACTGCACAAAATCGAGAGATCGAACTCATTTGTCTTTGAAACGCAATATATGCAGAACCCGAAGCCGCTGGAAGGTTTGATGTATGGAGAGTTTAAGACATACGACATAATTCCATATGCAGCATCTATGAAGCGAAAGAACTACACGGATACCGCTGATACCGGCAGTGACTATCTGTGTTCTATTTGCTATACGGAAACTCCCATCGGCAATTTCGTGACGGACATTTTATATACACAGAAACCGATGGAATATACCGAGCCGGCAACAGCCGAGATGCTGTCCCGAAACAAGACGGAGATCTGCTACGTCGAGAGCAACAATGGCGGCAGGTCTTTCGGGCGCAATGTTGAGGCGCAGTGCCGAATAATCGGTAACAACTTTACATCGTTCAACCCATTTACGCAGACCGCCAACAAAAGGGTGCGTATTTTCACGCGATCGAATGAAGTGCAAAACCTTATTTATTTTCCGACCGGATGGGAGCACAAATGGCCGGAGTTCGCCTCGCATGTCAAATCATACCGTAAGCAGCAGGAGTTCAACAGCCATGACGACGCCGAAGATGCCCTGACCGGAGTAATCGAAAAGCGGGGGTATTTCAACAATGAAGAAGATTTAGACAAAGAGGATTTAGGAATTTGGTAAAAAGTACGGATATGGGATTTATAGACAACCTACTCAATGCGATACGCAATAAATATCTGAATGCAACCGGTGCAGAACGTGATCTGCTTACGCTTATCAAGGACAAAGACATTACACAGGCTCAAACACTTATGCAGAATCGCGATACGGAGGTTTTGCAGGCGATTCAGGAATATAACCCCGAACTCCACCGTATTATGCGAAAGGCCGATAAGATGCGGAAAGGCCAGGAGCCTTATCGTACCGAGAAGTTGCCTCGTGCACGACAGAAGTACATCAATGAGGTGGAACTATTCTTTCTGCTCGGGAATCCGATACGATGGAAGAAGGTGAACAACGAAGGTTCGGACGAGGCTTTCGAAGCATATAATCAATTTTTGCAAGATACACGATTCAACGTTTCCATGCGTAAAGCAAAACGCATTGCGGGAGCAGAAACTGAATGTGCCAAGCTCTACCACATCTATCGGGACGAGAATTTCCAACCGCAGGTAAAAGTTGTGGTAATTTGCAAGTCGAAAGGATACACCCTACGTCCATTATTCGACCTATACGAGAACCTCATTGCATTCGGGTATGGGTACTACCTTAAAGAGGGGACATCAACTATCGAGCATTTCGATATTCAAACACCTGATACGATCTACCGATGCAAACGAGGATCTCTTAATTGGGAGGTTATTGCAACTCCCAATCCAACCGGAAAAATCAATGTTATCTACTACCGACAGGATAAAGCGTGGGGAGGCCTCAACCCCCGCATAGACCGCGAGGAGGATATAGACAGCAAAATATCCGACACAAATAACTATTTCGCAGACCCTATCGCCGCAGCAACGGGCGATGTCGTAGATTTTTTGAAAGGTCGAGCCGACAAGCCCGGGAAAATGATTCGGATGACCGGAGCGGATTCAAAATTCGAGTACATCAATCCACCGACCTCTTCCGAGACGCAGCAACGGGAAAAGGAAGACCTCGCGCAGTCCATCTTGTTCGACACTTTCACGCCCGAGTTTACACCCGAGAAAATGGCTGGGCTGGGAACTTTGTCGGGCGAAGCGATCAAACGCGCGATGGTACTGGGATATATCAAGCGCGAAAATAATAAAGAGATATACGACATAGCCGTAGATAGGGAGAAAAATCTTATTCTCGCTATTATGATGAATGTAACCCATATTCATTTGCGTCCTGATTTGGCTGCGCTCAAAATAGAACACGAATTTGCCGAACCGTTCAATGAAGATGTCACCGCACGTTGGGCGGCTATAGGCCGTGCTGTGCAGGATGGCGTTATGTCGCTGGAAAAGGGCGTTGAACTAATGGGAACGGCCGATGATGTTACCGCTGAAATCGAGCGAATAAAGCAAGCGAAGGCAGAGGCATCTATGAACAATATTATAGAGCCAACATTCTAATTCGAAACGATGCCCGGATTGAATTTGAAAGCCGCCCAATGGGAGCAACAGCACAAAACGCATGTCGAAGAATATCTACGACAGATAGAGGCTTTGTATGATGTGGCCTCGGATGAATTGATTCGACTGGGAATGGGATATAAATATCAACCCAATACGGGGCGATTGTTCGCCTTCTCATCAAACAAAAGCCGTAGTAAACAAGCCGATGCCTCGTTATCTTCATTCCGAAATAAGTTGTCCACTATAATTACAGCGGGGATCACTTCGGAATGGTTTTTTGCCAACGACAAGAACGATTCATGGGTAAAACAACTATTCGACAATCCGAAAAAAGGATGGATGCTTCACAATCTCGGTGCACTTGAGGCATTTCAACGTAGAACAACTTACGGGCATAATTTATCCGAAAGAGTTTGGAGTATCGCCAAGCAGTTCGAACGGCACATAGAATTATCCTTATCTATAGGTATCAGCGAAGGCCGAAGCGCTGCCGATATAAGCCGTGATGTACGCGTCTATCTGAATGAGCCGGACAAACTATTTCGACGTGTCCGAAATGCGTTCGGCAATCTTACCCTGTCGAAAGTGGCGCAGGCTTATCACCCTGGGCAAGGCGTTTACCGGTCATCTTATCAGAATGCTATGCGTATGGCTCGCACCGAAATAAACAGCGCTTATCGTGAAGCCGACAGTATCCGCTGGCAACAACTTGATTTTATTGTCGGATATGAGGTAAAAACATCAAAATCGCACGTACAGTGGCTGGCAAAGTTCTGGTATCCGCGCTTCAAAAAAGGGCGTGCGCCGCTGGAAATATGTGACGCAATGGAGGGAAAATATCCGAAATCTTTCAAATTCATCGGGTGGCACCCGAACTGCAAGTGCTATGCAGTGCCAATTATAGCCAACGAGGGCACGGATAGGGATTTTTGGGAGGAACCGCTGAATGAGGTCAAGGATGTGCCCGACAACTTCAAACGATGGGTCGAGGACAACACCGAAAGAATCGAAAAGGCGAAGAATTTGCCGTATTTCATAGGGGAAAACAAAAAACACTTCAATGATTCGCTGTTCATCAATCGCGATGCCGTATAACTCTTGGCAAAAGCGCAGTACGTAGGGAATAAGTTGCAAGGTGTTGCATAAGGAGTTGAGGCAAAGTATGAGGCATCGTGCACGCCTATAAACTACAAAAGCAAGAATAGCATCGTTCGCAAGGTGAAACAGGAAAGGCAAAATCTATTAACACCAGGTTTCATCGTCCATTTGGCGGACATTCTCTCCGTCACTGTAAGCACTGTTCCAAAATGAAACACCCTTTGTCCGGCGAAATAGTGCGTCGGTTAGGCGTGAGGTTGTTGCTATTCACCACATCCAAGAGGAGAAATGCAGTAAAAACGGAATGACCGACGGAAATAAGATGTGCCCCGCCGATCATTCCAACTAAAATAACACGATATGACAAAGGTACTGCACTGCGGCGCATTATGCAAATAATCGTATTAAAAATTCGTCAGTAATGCAGCATTTTTCTCTCGTTCCTCTCGCTCGAAGCTGGCAAGGTAGTTTTCCGTCGTCTTCAGATCTTGGTGGCCGAGGCTTTCCGATATGTAGGCGATATTCGCCCCGGCACGCTTCAACACCGTAGCGAACGAATGACGCGCCGTATAGGTCGATATGTTCCCAATTTCGAGCTGCTCCCCGATCATCCGCATCCGTTTATTGATTAACCCGGTAGCGGCTATTGTTTTAGCGTGGCTCTGCACCGCATCCTCCGACCCGTCGAGAATTGGGAAAATAAAGTTATTCGGTGCTGGAGTATTACCCCAGCGGTCGATAATAGCTTGCATCTGGGGAACTACCGCGACCCGGATTTCCTTACGGGTCTTAGTCGTGCGCTCGGTCTTTTGACGCACGAAACAGATTTCACCGTCCACAATATCACGATACCGCAATTTCACGAAATCGGCGACGTTGATCCCGTTACACAAGTAGAGGAACAGCCAATAATCCCGGTATTTGGCCGTTGCTTCGTTCCCATCCTCATAGCGGGCGATCTGCCCGATCTGCTCCAGCGTTAAAGCCAATTTACGGCCCTCACCGGCCTGTATTTCATATTTCCCTCGGCCGAACGGGTATTGCGCGGGTTTAATCGCATCGCATCGACAAGCATCGTTCAATATGGCTCGTAAATGGCGCATGTGTATTCCGATCGTTGTACGGCTCTTACCTTCTCCGAGTAGAAAGCGCTCATAACGTCTTACCCAATCCACCGTTATAGATTCAAGAGCAATACGATCCCCGGCAAACCGCTCCAATCCCTGTATAACAACATTATAAACCAGCATTGACCCGATACGATCCTGCTCTTTTAATTCCGCTATTTTAGCCGCAAATGCACGGTTAAGAGTATCAACCCCCGAACGTTTCAATCGCTTGTTGAGGCTATCGAATGAAAAAATACCGTCGCGTGCCAATTCCTCAACAACCCCACGAACAATTTGGTAACTGCTTTCTATATCTTTACGAACGGCCACAAGGGCGCGAACCTTCGTTGTAGTCAGACCTTCCCACTCATCCAAGGTAAGGTCTTTGCCCGTCGGATAATAGCGACGATCCCGGCGATAGGTTACACGAATTTTTACGGGGCACTTTCCGTTCTTTTTCGGATGACTCGTATCTATTATGGGCGCAACTGTTATTCCGTCTTTTGAATAGTTCATTTGATAGGATAATTATTATTTCAACACACAATTTCGACACAAAAATACAAAAACAAACAAAAATAGATAAAAATAAACAAAATAAAATCGCCACATTTGGAAGCTTAAAACATTGATTTTCATATAAAAATTCAAACAACACATAATTATTCAAAAATATAATTATGGGACTGAAAATCCTTGCACCGCCGTGGGCTGAATTATCCTCCGCAGTCGGATAATTTCGGGGTTCTTTAATCGGAGATTAGACTATGAATGAATCATTAAACTAAAAGAATAAGAAGAATGAAAAAGAAGAGCAAGTACGGGAGAAATCCCAAGTTGAACCCGAAGACACACTGCGTGATGGTGCGCTTCGATGATGAGGAATGGAACAAGTTTCTCACGATGTACGAGGAATCAGAGGTGTACGCTAAAGCCGTCTTTCTCAAGGCACACTTCTTCGGGCAGAAGTTCAAGGTACTGAAGGTGGACAAGACGATGGTGGACTACACGACTAAACTGTCGGACTTTCACGCCCAGTTCCGTGCCATTGGTACGAACTACAATCAGGTAGTCAAAGAGCTACGCTGCCATTTTTCGGAGAAGAAGGCGATGGCGTTGCTTTACAAACTGGAGAGTTGTACCATTGATCTTGTGAAGTTGAGCAGGGAGATTGTGGAACTTTCAAGGGAGATGTACGCTAAGTGGGAGCAATCAAAATCCGACTGATATGGCATCAGTAAAGGTCAAGTTCCGTCCATCTACCGTAAACGGTAAGGAGGGCACACTCTACTATCAGGTCATTCACAACCGTGTGGTCAGACAGATAAACACCGAGTATAAACTTTTTGTTTCGGAATGGGACAGCCATTCCGAAACGGTTGTCTTGCATCATCTATTGACAGGACAAGAGAGGAACAACTACCTGCTTTCAATCGGTTCACGCATCAAGTGGGACAAGGACAGGCTGAACAAAATCATACACAAGTTATTTCAATCCGGCACATTCGTAACGGATGATGTAGTCATGCGCTTTCATGAAAACAGGCAAGAATTGTCATTCAACGCTTACATCAGCCAACAGATAGCGAGACTGAAACGCTTGGGCAAAATACGCACCTCAGAGACTTATACAGCTGCACTCAGAAGTTTTAACGGTTTTATAAATGGCAAGGATGTCTTGTTTGACCAGCTTAATGCGGATTTGTTGGCAGAGTACGAGGCTTATTTGAAAGGAAGGGGAAATACGCCCAATACTATATCCTTCTATATGCGTATTCTAAAAGCCGTCTATAACCGTGCGGTGGAAGATGGACTGACCGAGCAACGACATCCGTTCAAGTCCGTTTACACGGGAGTGGAGAAAACAATGAAGCGAGCCTTGTCGCTCAATGACATCAGACGTATCAAAGGACTGGACTTGTCATTGAAGCCCAATCTTGATTATGCCCGTGATATGTTCCTGTTCTGTTTCTACACAAGGGGAATGTCGTTCATCGACATGGCTTATCTGAGAAAGAAGGACTTGCAGAATGGTACTCTTTCCTATCGCAGACGTAAGACAAGACAGCAGTTGTTCATCAGATGGGAAAAGTGTATGCAAGAGATTCTTGACAAATATCCAGTAAACGAAACGGAATACCTCTTGCCCATCATTACAAAACGGGACGAAGATTATCGGAAGCAATACGCCAACGAACTTCACCGTGTGAACCATCTGTTGAAGAAAATTGGAAAGCAGTTGGATTTGCCAATACCATTAACTATGTATGTCGGTCGGCACTCGTGGGCAAGTATCGCCAAGAGCCGTAATGTGCCCATTTCTGTCATAAGCGAGGGAATGGGACATGATTCTGAGAACACTACACAGATTTATCTTGCATCGCTGGATACTACAGTAGTAGATAAAGCCAATAAAAGAATACTGGATTTGCTGTGAAACCATGAATGTTTAGCGAATCCGTCCAACGCTTACCAAGAGAAGAACCTTTTTCCCTTATTTCCATAAGAAGAGACGGGCGTAAACTTGATATAAAATGCCTGTCGAAGTTGATATATTGGAAGATAGCATATTCCAGTTTTCACCAGAATTGCTGAACACCTTGCTCAAAGACCACACCACGAGCAGGGACGAAATGCAACGCAATATCTTCTGGGCTACTTCAGATTATGAACATCTTGGCAAAGAATACCAATACAATTCCCCTATCCTCCCACACCTTATAACAGGAGATAACGGACATATCATCATGCCTCGTGTCCTCAAAAGCCGTGATACCCAATCAACCCGTTCCCGTGATATGGCTGAGGTCTTCACTCCATCATGGATATGCAATGCACAGAACAACCTGATTGATGAAGCATGGTTCGGACGAAAGGATGTTTTCAATACCGAATATGCAGACGAACAGGGACATCATAAATGGAAAACAACGGAAGGCTGTATCATATTCCCGGAGGGCAAAAGTTGGAAGGATTATGTGCGTGATATCCGACTGGAAATCACTTGCGGAGAAGCCCCATATCTGATTAGCCGCTATGATACCACGACAGGAGAGACTATCCCTTTGGAACAGCGTATCGGTTTGCTTGACCGCAAACTAAGGGTGGTAAGCGAGAACACATCCACTTCGGGCGAATGGCTTGAGTGGGCACAAGAAGCCTATAAAAGTACCTACGGTTACGAGTGGCAGGGAGACAATCTACTCATTGCCCGAGAATCTATGCTTGTCTCTTTTGTGGAGTATTTTCAACAGAAATTTGGCAAATGCCCTTTACTGAAATCTATCAACTACATCGCTTACATCATTTCGTGGAACGTATGGCAGATGGACGGATTAAGAGGTGTCATTCCAAATAGTTGCGGAGAACGTAGGGAAGTTGTAGCCGACTTGTTCGGGACTACCGAAGTGGTCACCCAATGTGAAGGATGTCTGAAAGATGACATCCGCAGGCACAATGGGGTCTATTGCCAAATCAAGGATTGGCATGCTACCGACAAGGCAACAGGCAAAAAGGGAAAACGAATCCGATTTATAGACCTAATAAAATAGTGCGGTATGAAATTCACATCTTCACTAAAGTTAAAACTGATATATGTGTTCCGTATCAACGATGCTGCGCACAAGGGATGTCTGAAAGTGGGCGAAGCCACTTGTGACAATGACAATGTTTTCGGTCTTGCTCCCAACAGCAAGGCTCTCAACGAGTCTGCCAAGAAACGTATCAATCAATATACGCAAACGGCAGGTATAGCATACGACCTCTTATATACGGAACTTACGATATACAACAGCAAGTATGGTTTGTGTTCTTTCAATGACAAGGAAGTGCATAGCGTGCTGGAGCGTTCAGGTATCAAGAAAAAGATATTTGATACCGAGAACAAAGCCAACGAGTGGTTTATTACCGATCTTGAAACAGTTAAACGGGCAATAATCGCCGTAAAAGAGGGGCGTGAATCATTATCTTCTGCTGAGGTTTCACACGACAAAAGTCCTATTGTATTCCGACCGGAACAGCGTGAAGCTATTGAAAAGACTAAAAAGCAGTTCAAGAAAGGAAACCAGATGCTGTGGAACGCCAAGATGCGATTTGGTAAGACGCTGTCCGCATTACAGGAGGTAAAAGATATGGATTTCAGCCGAACCTTGATTCTCACCCACCGTCCGGTAGTTGATAGCGGTTGGTTTGAGGACTTTGGCAAGATATTCTATGATAGGCGGGATTTTGCATACGGCTCAAAGAATAACGGTGATAGTCATACTTCGCTGGAAACAAGAGCAAAACAAGGACAATGCAAATATGTTTACTTTGCTTCCATGCAAGACTTGCGTGGTTCTGAACTTGTAGGCGGCAACTTTGATAAGAACAATGAAGTGTTCGCCACCGCATGGGACTGTATCATCGTGGACGAGGCGCACGAAGGCACACAGACAGATTTGGGTAAGGCTGTAATGCAGGAACTTACGAAGGACAAGACCAAGATTCTGCGTCTTTCCGGCACTCCATTCAATTTGTTGGACGATTTCAAGGAGGATGAGATATATACTTGGGACTATGTAATGGAACAGCGTGCCAAAGCGTCTTGGGATGAGCTGCACTTTGGCGACCCGAATCCATACGCATCACTGCCAACCATGAACATTTACACCTATGACCTCGGACGATTACTCAATGAGTTCGTGGACGAAGATGTGGCATTCAACTTCCGTGAGTTCTTCCGTGTAAATGACAATGGAACTTTCGTTCATGACAAGGATGTAAGTGCTTTCTTGAATCTTATAACCAAAGAGGACCGGGAGAGTTGCTATCCGTTTGCCAATGAGGAATACCGCAATATATTCCGTCATACCCTGTGGATGCTGCCTGGAGTGAAGGAGGCACGGGCGATGAGTGCCATGTTGCAGACACATTCGGTATTCCAACATTTCAAGGTTGTGAATGTTGCAGGCAATGGAGATGAGGATGAAGAAAGCAAGGATGCACTTGTGGCGGTAGAAGAAGCCATTGGCAAAGACCCTGATGCCACACGTACCATTACCTTGTCTTGTGGCAGACTGACAACGGGTGTCAGTGTGAAGGCTTGGACAGCTGTGTTTATGCTGTCAGGCTCGTATAACACGGCTGCCTCCAGTTATATGCAGACTATCTTCCGTGTGCAGACTCCTGCCGCTATCAACGGAAAGGTTAAAGAGCAATGCTATGTCTTTGACTTCGCACCGGACAGAACATTGAAAGTGATAGCAGAAACAGCCAAGATTTCATCCAAGACAGGAAAGACCAGTGGCAACGACCGTAAGATTATGGGCGAGTTCCTGAATTTCTGCCCGATAATATCCATCGAGGGTTCCAAGATGAATCAGTTTGATGTGCCAAGGATGTTGGAACAACTCAAAAAGGTCTATGTGGAACGTGTCGTGCGCAATGGCTTTGAGGACAGAAGTCTGTATAATGATGAGTTAATGAAACTCAATGATTTGGAGTTGCAAGAGTTCGATGACCTCAAAAAGATTATCGGTCAGACAAAAGCCATGCCCAAGACGAATCAAGTGGACATCAACAATCAGGGGCTGACTGATGAGCAATACGAGGAACTTGAAAGTCTTGAAAAGAAATCCAAGAAGAAAGGTAAGGACAAACAGCCTTTGACAGAGGAGGAGAAACAACGACTGGAAGAACTGAAGAAGAAAAAGAACAATCGGGAAGCCGCTATTTCCATTCTTCGGGGTATATCCATCCGTATGCCTTTGCTGATTTATGGAGCAGAGTTGAAAGACGAGTCTCAAGAAATCACCATTGACAACTTCGCTTCGCTCATCGACCCTCAATCGTGGGAAGAATTTATGCCTAAGGGTGTTACCAAACAGAAATTCAACAACATCAAGAAATACTATGACCCGGAGATATTCTGTGCAGCCGGAAAGCGTATCCGGGCTATGGCTCGTGCTGCCGACAAACTCAGCGTGGAGGAACGCATCGAGCGCATAACGGATATTTTCAGTACATTCCGTAATCCGGATAAGGAAACGGTGCTTACTCCTTGGCGTGTGGTGAATATGCACCTTGGCGACTGTTTGGGTGGATATAACTTCTTTGAACAAGGGTATGAAACCACACTGTCCGAACCTCGTTTCATTGACAAGGGTGAAGTGACCGCCAATGTATTTGCCGAGGATTCTCGTATTCTTGAAATCAACTCAAAATCGGGATTATATCCCCTCTATATGGCATACAGCATTTACCGTACACGAGTAAAGAACTCTTTATTTTCGGTGTCAAGTATCGAAGACGAACAACAAATCTGGGACAAGGTTGTCGCAGAAAACATCTTTGTCATCTGCAAAACTCCCATGGCAAAGAGCATCACCAAACGAACCTTGATAGGCTTCCGCAAGGCTAAGGTAAACACCAGATACTTTGAGGATTTAATCAATCAAATTAAAAACAAACCTGAACACTTTATCAAGCAGGTTGATAAATTCGTTTCAGAAAGAACAGGAATAAAGAATATGAAATTCAATGCGATAGTGGGAAATCCACCGTATCAAGTTATGGATGGAGGCGCACAAGCAAGTTCTGTGCCAGTTTATCAGTATTTTGTTTCTATAGCTAAAAAAGTTCAACCCAATTTTATTTCAATGATTATGCCTGCTCGTTGGTATGCAGGAGGACGAGGGCTTGATGACTTTCGTGCAGATATGCTATCAGACAAAACTATTCGCAGCTTGCACGATTATCCGAAAGCATCAGACCTTTTCAGTAATGTGGGATCAAAGGTGGATTATGCTATTTCCTAATGGACGCAAAATATGATAACATAAAAACCGCACCTACCATAATTTCTCATACAGAAACTGGCGTATATGCTTCTCAAAGAAGCCTTGCTCAGAATACCTCTGATATTTTTATCCGAGATGGTAGAAGTATTTCAATCATCACCAAAGTAACGGAACAGAGTAGTGAATACATCCAATCATTTGTATCACCATTGAGACCATTTGGCTTGCGTGGTTATTTCGTGAGCGATCCCAATTTTCATGAAACATCTGATGGGCTGACAACTCCTGTTGTCTGTATTGGTAAAGGTCTCAAAAAAGGGTATGTGGAACGTAATCTTGTTCCTTTGCACACTAACTGGATTGATAGATTCAAAGTAATCATTCCTCGAGCAAACAACATTGGCACAGAGGCTAATGATGACAATCTTAATGCGTTTGTTGGAAAGCCTAACGAAATTTGTACAGAATCTTACCTTTGCATATTCGCAGATTCCAATGTTTCGTATGATGAGTGCGTAAATATTTGCCTATATCTCAAATCTCGCTTTGCGAGGTTCATGCACTGTCAAGCGAAGTCAAGTCAAGATGCTACGGCCAAAACATTCCGTTTTGTCCCGACGCAGGACTTCTCGAAGGAAAGCGATATTGATTGGTCGCTTTCATCTGTTCAAATTGACAAACAACTGTATGTCAAATACAATCTTACAGACGAAGAAATCTCATTTATTGAATCAATGATAAAACCGATGTAAGCATAAACGAGGGCAAGTTATACTCTTGCCCTCGTTTTAACTCACTTTTCTTTTCGCACACCTTTAAACGGTGTACCATCTTGTTTGACATCCATAAAACGCCCAGTATCTTTATCCCTTTTTACCCATTGTTCAGTTTTGGGATTATAAACCTGTGAACGATTTCTTACTGCACCATTGCGATGTCCGTCTCCTGACGGTGGATTTGTTGCCATAATCTTCTTTTTAGGTCAATCTCGAATTATGCAGCCGAGAATGCACTGCTTAATATTATGAGTTATTTCCGTATATATGAACTAAGATCTTCTCCACTATAAGGATATGACTCTGTGAAGACTCTCATCTGTCCTTCAATACCATAAGGCATAATATATGGATAGAGAAGTAAATACTCCCGTTGAGGACTTGCATGTTGCGCATCTTTTGTAACAGGCATGATCATACATTTACCAGTATGTCCATCCACGACACCTAATTCCCATGGCATCCAATTACTTCTTCCAGCTTCTGGTGATTGAGCATAAATTAAAGATTTACTGCTCATTAATCTTTTCTGCAACCTTTTTGCTGTATCTTTATTTGTTTCATTCCTTTTCAAGTCAACATCAACAATGCAGTCAAAATATACTTGTAACCCCATTTTCGACAAAGTGTAATATATACCTTTTACAACATTCAAATCAGAAATATTGTATGAAAGGAATATATCAAACTGTTTATATAGAGATGCTCCTTGAAGATTATCGCTATATGTACGTTGCTCGTAAAGGGGAGTGCTATATGCTATGTTACGAAAATACGCCTCGCTAAAATACTTCATATTAGATTCTTCCTTCATTTACTAATCGCCAATAATACTTTCCCAACTCTGTCAACTGACATCCGGTACTATGAACTCCTCATTTATAGGTTTTACAAACCCTATACTCTGCAACTTTTGAAGTAATTTGAATTTTCTAACGTTGTTCGCATCTGCATAAGGGAGAATATATTCATGATTTACAGATGGGTCGTTCGTATCCTCAAAAGATGGGTCTAGAGCTAAATCGTTATTGGGATTTGTAAACAGGTTTGTTAATTCGCGAATAATTGACAATGATACCTGTGGCGTAACTGTACGTAATGGAGCAAATTCCGTAACATTAGTCTTGAATACAGGTCTTTGATCCCAAGGTCCAAAAGAGCGATCGATATATGCATATACACCGCCAATAGTAATGTTACCGCAATAATCCGATGCTCCGCCATTTAGCGCAGTACATAATAATTCTGTAAAAAGACCATGACCACCAGCTTCCATAGCAACTTCGTCTTCACGACAAGCTGTTAAGACTGAAACTCCTGTATTTAAAATGCTACCTACATCCTGAAGTTCGTATTTCCCGATATTGCCTGAGTGACAACAATCCAAAATGATAATCTTGTTGCGAACCTTGGAAGTGTTAACAATACTCATTATTGTTGACATCTGTATCCCCGTATAATATTGACCAGGGGTAGCTATATCTTGAGGCATAACAATTTCTGCACCAGTGCTATTCATATAGCCATGCCCAGAAAAATAAAAGAGAGCAGTATCATCATTTCCTGCAAAAAGTTTACGAATAGCATCCATCACTTCTCCTGAAGTCTGTACATTTGGCATCATTTTTACGCCAAAGTTAGGAGATCCGTCACCATGTCGTTCAATTGCAGCTTTAACGCTATTGATGTCCTCAATACACCCTGTCAATTCATTTCCTTCGGGATAATCATTAATCCCAATCAACAATGCCTTTTTCATGTAACAAATAGTTATAGTGATTGATAAATGGCGTAGTTACGGACAGCATTGGCAACAGATTTTGCATTCCAGCCAACGATAACATCTGCTGCATTTTTTACGATAGAGGATGTGCGTTCTGCTCCCCATGGCTGAACAGCAATGATAGGTTTGTTGTACTTCTTTGCCATTTCAATCTCTTTATTAATCCATTTGCTATAAGTGGCATAAACTCCTGCAAGAATGATAATGCAACTGCACCCCTTTACCTTTGCCTCTATTGCATCAGATAATTGTTTGTCTGTGCCATTTGTGTGAATAGGATCATTTTTAGGAACTGAATGGTTGTAAAAGACGATACCTTCCTGACGCAAGAATGATTCAATTTTGTCATAATCTGAAGAATATGCCCACGAGTGTGATATAAATATTCTATACATATCAATTAGCGCGAATTCTCTGGTCCTTCGCCAGGGTCTTAATTTCGAATTCACACAGCAAAGATATGGACTTTTTCTCTTACAAACAAACAACATGTGAAAAATTCACATTTACAATATAGATATTTGGCATTTATTGGCATATACATTTGTTTTGCTGAGAAAAAATCTCTAAATTTGCACCGATTTATTATATAATCAATGAGATAGTAT